AATAGTCAGGAGTAATTACTTCTTCGTCCATTTCCATTACTTCAACTTCACTTGGTCCTTGTGCATATCCTCTACGAAGACCACTTATACCACCGTGTTTTAAACCAGTAGCTGCTGTGTAATCTGTTACTTCTGCTTTCGTTGTAGGTGTGCCTGATACTGTCATAGGTGTTAAGTTTAAATCTATAGCTGCTTCTGCTTCCTTACCAGCTGCTTCTGCAGCGGCCATGTAATCTCTATAAGCTTCTTGTTGTAATTCGTTTTTTGCTTTTTGATCTTTGTAAGATGCGTATGTAGATAGTGCTGCAATTCCAGTTTTAGCTAAATCAGTGTAAGTTTTAGCTGATTGTCCTGTTACAAAATCCCAAACATCGTTATACCATGCCATAATTTTTAATTCCTTATTATATGATTATATATGAAAATCGCAGGGATTACACCTGAACTTAGCAGTTTACTTGTTTTTTTAGCGATCGTCAATATCATCTTATATGTTACTTTTAGTACCTAAACCTAGGTCTAAGACTTTAACATTAACATCTCTTCTAATATGCTCTCTTTTAGTGTCTGTTTCAGGGTTGTCTACATCATCGTCAGCTTCTTTATCTGACATGTATTCTTTACCTGTTTCAGTATTAGTTAATGTTATCTCTACCTCAGGGGTAATAACGTGTACTTTTTTACCATCTATTATTTGATATTCACTCTTCGATTCTTGCTCTTTAAAGGGCATATTTCTCCTATGTTCTGCTTGTTTGTAGTACAGAAGCTGTCATCTTTATAACATTTCCTGTGGCACATTTCATCCTAATTATATCTCCTGCTTCTAGAATGAGTATATTATTAAAAGTCAAAAGATCAACCCCATCACTAGCTGTGACATTTGCTATATCATATTCATAATCAGTGGCTCCTGATGCATCATATATTTTAATCTCTACATCTAAAGCTGAACCATGAGTATTAAAAAGCTTTATTGTTTTGACAATAGATGTAGTCTCAGCTGGAGCTGTATACATATCATCAAATGAACCTGCAGAGGTTACTTTAGCTTGGATATTTTTATATACGTTTGCCATTATGTTAAAAAGAAATTAAACCTTTCTGCATCATCCTTTTCAGGTTGTTGATATGTTGAATTAAGTTGCTGGATTAAAGAAGAAATCGTTCTATTAATTTGTCTTTGATTATCCTCACTATATTCTCGTTTAGGTTCTGGTAATCTTACTACTATTTTTGTCATTATCTTCTCCCATCTGCTTGAACATCTACTTGGAAAGTACCATATCTCCAGTCCTCTCCGGCGCTTTGGTTTTCAATTTTAATATTAGCATATCTTCCTCGAGCTCTAGTATCAAATTTTCTAGAAGAAGAGGTAACATCAAACGGACTATATGTACTATCTGTAGAAGTACTTGATGGATAGTCTTTAACTCCTACTGTAACTTTTGCAGTCCCTGTTAGAGTTTTAAAATCTGGTAAAAATCTTCTCATTGCTAAAAAGAATTCTCCTGCTCCTTGTTGCGTGTTAATAGGAAAATCAAAAGAAGTTGCAAAAGAAGTGAGAGTAGTTACTGTGTTGTCAGGATTTAATTGATCTGTTCCTGTTTCATGTTGAAAGTAAACTGTTTGACCTAGTCCTGAAGAGCCTACCACATCTGGAAAAGTTCCAGTTGATGAGCTATTAAATTGAGTTGCATGAGGTTTTGGATAAACTGTTGCATCAATAAAAGTAGTTCTAATAGCATTAGTATTAACACCAGTGTACCAAATTCCTCCTGGTTGTCTGCCTGATTCTCCATAATTAAATACTACATACTTATCATTAAAAGAAGAACTGGCTCCTGGGTAATACCAAATTACTTCAGTAAATAGGTTATTAATTCCAGCATATACTTGTTGACCTTTAGTTGTATCAAAGTCATCAAATACATAATCCTCTACCACACAAGGTAAAGAGTTAACGGTACCATCAAAAGAGAAGAAACCATTATTACTTAGCCAATAAGCTACACCATCTATTTCACAACAGGCGTTTTGACCTATTAATCCACAGTTAGTTCCTACTTGTTCAAATTCAAATGTAAATGGTGAACCAACAAATTTCATAGTATAAAGAGCATTGTCGGTCCAGACTAGAATATTTTCTTTAGCAACAATGGCTCCCATTAATTTTGTTCCATCTTGAAGTCTTTGATCTCCGGCACTGTTGTCTGCTTCTGGAGCAAAGGTATTGATAGCATTGATATCAGAAAAACGAAGAAACATATCGTCTTGTGAACTTGAGTCTCCTAAAGTTGTTTCAGTTCCAAAGTGAACTAAGTGTCTTGTCGTTGGAGATATTAAAGTAAACCTACTAGCTGTTGGGTTTCCATCACCACTACTAATAGCGGTTACATAATTTGTTGTATTCATAGAAGCACGTGTTGTAAATTTGGTGTCTCCTGTTACTCCTGAGTTCCATGTAAATGTTTTTCCATTAGCAATTGTTCCAACTAAAACTTGTCCCCAATTACTTAAAGACCAAAGTCCTGGTTCTAGAGTAACTGTTGTTGCATTAACTGCATCGCCCCAGTTAGTCCATTTAGTTGCATTCTGAACAATAGTATTATCTGAATGAGCTTGTCCATTTGAAGTTCCAGGAGTTGCTGTTCCTAAAGCTCCTCTAGTAATGTTTTGAAAATTTGTTGCGTTCGTCGCTGTATAACTAATCAATTCAGCATTAGGAACTGCTCCAACTGCAATAGTTCCTGTAGAAGGAAAACCTGTAGTAGAGTCTACAGTAACAGCTGTACCAGATCCACCAGTACCAGCAGTGTCAGCATTTAATGCTCCGTCTAATTGATTATCTACTACTCCAGTAACTGTTCCACCATAGTCTCCAATTCCAAATCCATAACCATAAGACTGTTGTGAAGGTCCTATTCGTTGATAAGGTGCAACGATGCAAGAGCTTCCTGAAGTTAAATCAGAACCACCTCCATTTGTTTCTGCTGTTGGTGATGTAATAGTAAAAGTAACATTACTTGGAGCAGTTATAACCTGACAAACTTGTCGGTCAGTACTTGTAAATTCAATATTGTTTTTGTTTAGAGCTGAAGCAGAAGGCATAGTAACAGATTCTAAAGCTACAATGTCTCCTATTTCTAAACCATGAGCTGATGTTGTAGTAACAGTGATAGAAGTACCAGGAGCAGTGCTATTGGTTGTTATAGTAGAACCTGTAAATGTAGTTTGAACTCCTGCAGAATTAGTTCTCCAAGGAGTAATATCATAAAGTTGACCTTCAAAATATATAAGTAAAAATTTATCAGTACCTATTCCAACGTATCTATTTCCTTCTAGGTCTGTAAAAGCTAACTGTCTTCTAGCAACTCCTACAATAGTGTCTGTAAGTAAAGAAGCCCAACCGCCTACTTTTTCAGCAAGTCCATATCTCCATCTTACGTTATCGGAATCGACCCATCGGTCTGTAGCCCCAACCCCAGTGTCTTGTTTATTGACACCTGGCTGAAATTTCATTTCAAAAAGAGCCATATGCTAAGCTCCTTATGTTGCTTTACTCTTATAATTCCAACCGCAAGTAGCGTCTACATAGATAAAAGTTGCTGCCATCGCGTTTGTACCTAAAGTTGCATTAGATGTTCCATTGTTTAATGGAGATCCATTTCTGTCAACTGTAACGGCATTTGATCCAAAATAATTTCTGGAATCTATAATAGTAACTTCATCTCCTACAGAAGGGGAAGCAGGAAGTGTGACTGTAGCTACTGCCGAAGTAGTGTCTACAAAAATTTGATCTCCAGCCACCGCTAAATAAGGTGAGTAAGTATTATTAATAGAAATAGCTCCTCTATCTAAAATAGTTATAAGAGTTTGAGTTCCGTTAGATCTACATAAAACTGTAGCTCCTACAGGAATAGGTTGAGTAGTACCACTAGCAGTTAAAACTCCTAAAGTGAATTTATTAGTTCCATTTCTACTAGTATCATCTTTCATAATCCAGACTCTATCAGAACCTGATGGCATAGTTACTGTTCTATTACCCGTTAAAGTTCCATAAAGTCTTAGATATTGATTTTTTCCATTTGATGTTGCACCATCTGTTAATAATAAAGTAACACTTCCAGATGCCATATCTACATCTAAAACACCTGTAGCTACTTGTTCTAAAATTTGTAGGTTAGTATTAGTAATACCACCCCATTGACCAGCTTTTTCGCCAGTTGTTATAATTTCTAATTTAGTGTCTGTTGAATACGTCGATGCCATAATTTTATACTCCTGGGTCTATTTCTACCCAAGTCATGTTAACCCCTGGGATTATTTCACTCCATGTTATTGCCTGTGCTGTTCCTGTAGCTAGGGTTAAATCTATGCCACTAGGAGCAGTATTTGCGTCAGCGGTCACTGTAACATTTCCTGAAGAAATTACAACCTGATTTCCACTAACATCTACATCAGCCCCTGCCGTTGCTATAACGGTTCCAGTAGCTAAAGTAATAGCAGATCCAGTAACTGTAAAATCTACATCAATCTTAAGGGTAACAGTACCTGTACCTAGTGTTAATGGGTTAGGATTAGGGATTTCTGTAATAGAATCAGCTGTAATTCCTGGATCTCCAATACTTATTGTAAGCTGATTACCTGTAACATTAAGTGTTACATTTCCTTCATTACCTGAAGCTGAAATGGGTAGCGTCGCAAAAGAGTCAAATCCTAATAACATATATATAATCCTTAGAAGGAGACACGGGGTATGTGGTGGTGCCGTGCCTCCATCAAAGAATTATATCATCGTTTAAACCAAGAAGGAAGACCTAAATGTGGACGTTTGTCGAACATATTATCCTTTGCTCCTGGGGTCTTACGATTGTTATAATGCAGAAAAACTTGTACGCATTCTTTGCCCTTGAATTTTTCTCTCCAATGTTCTAGCTCACAGCCAGAATAAACCAGCATATCTCCTGGTTTTAAATCTACTTTGACACCTTTCATACCTTCTTTACCAGATGGCTCTAAGTATATTGGCCAATCATCACCTCCTAGATTCATAGTAGTTGATATCTCACAACTAAATCTATCTTTGTGGCGTTGAAGAATATCTCCTTTTTTATATATTCTTGCATAAGTATAAGCTGGGTATAATTTTAATCCTGTTGCTTTTTCCATAGCTGGTTGGCATTTAAGTAATAAAGTTTCCATAGCTATATTTCCATATTGAGAATAAGTATGAGGAATCTGACCATCTGCCGCTTCATATTCGCCTAATATAGTTTCAAAAGGAGAAAAATATCTTCTTGCTTTACAAGTCTCTAAAACTTGTTTTTGCATTAAAAAATAATTTGCAACAAAACTAGCTAAGTCTTTTGATATAGCTTGACGAATAACCGTATACTTTTTCTTTTTAAACATCTTTAGCCATTTCTTTTGGTACAGCTTGTATATTCCAATGAATAAATCTAAATGGTTCTATACCAAAGTCTACTGCGTATTCATGTTCTAAATAACCTGGAAATATAATTAATGTTCCTGGTTTTGGTCTTAAATGAAATTGTTCGTGACCTGGCCATACACCTTTTAAGTCTGGTTTCATTTTTAATTTTGTACATCTTGCACCAGTCTTTGGTTCGTGAAATACAGGATAAGAAGTTTTATCACTACATTTTAAAAAGTAAAAACCCGATACGTGTTGGTTCCAATGTATGTGTGCTGCATGATGTCCACCACCTTTTTTAGCAAACTCTTGTACCCATAGCTCACTAAATAGTGCTGTGTATTGTGACATATCATAACCTTGATGATCTAAATATTCCCAAGACTTTTGACCAATGTAATTTCTAAAATCTAAAAAATCATTATCTAATGTAAGTGGTGTTGAATGATATGATCTTCCAAAATCACCGTGTTCTTTTATAAATTTTTTTTCTCTTGTTCTTGCATCTTTAATATATTTGTTACTTGCTTTGTTTAACGATTTAACAAACTCTGGTTTTTCTTCTGACCAAATGGTTGTGCTAAAGTAATTATTTATAAACATTATCTAAAAGGCCTTCCTAAATGCCAGACAACAAGACTGTATCTTGTGCCAGCGGTTACTGGTTTAACTCTATGCCAAACAAATGAAGGAAATACAATAATAGATCCTTTTGGTAAAATCTCTTTTGCTTTTCTTAAATGTTGACTTTCATCTCTCATATGTGGATCATAGTTTCTAAAATCAAATTCTAATTCACCACCCTTATATTCTGAACCATCTGTTAACTGACAAGTCATAGATAGTTTTCGAATCTTACCATTATCAGGATCTCCTTCTTTTCTTTTGTAAGGTTTATCCCAACTATCACAGTGCCAATCGTAATATTGATTGTGTTTATATTTTGTAAATTGACAAGACTCTGATCTTTCCCAATCAAAATTCCAACCAGCTTGTTTATTTGCTTCGTGAACGTATGGATGTAATTCTTTATATATCCAAGTATCATTTAGCCATACTAGGTCAGAATTTCTTTTTCTTTTTAAATCTTTTACTTCTTCTTTTTTTAATTTTTTATCACCATAGCCACCAGTTCTAGCCATTACTTCTTTTTGTTGATTAGCATATTTAATTACTTCGTCACAGAATCTAGGTGTTAACACACCACTAAAATACCAATAATAATTAGATATATTCATACGTTATAGTTTGTACAAAATTTAAACTATCCTTTTGATTATTAGTTAGGTAATACATATTAGTAGATGGAAACATAATGAATTGATTATTCTCTAATGGTATGTCCCAACTTCTTCCTTTACGTCTGTTGTCTTCATAATGTATTCTAACATTACAATCTTTAACTTTGACACCATATAATAATGTAAAGTCTGGAGAGTTACGTAGATCCACTGGATCAATATTTAATAAAGGAATAGTTGTTTCCGCAGGTTTATAGATATTTCCCCACGTTTCTTTGTTAACTAAAGTAAAACCATATTTAAGATTAACGTGATCTCGCATATATGTGTTTAACATATCCCAAGTTCGTGAGAACGGAAAATCTTTGTTTTGAATTACTGATTGTAAAATGTCGATTGATAATTTATCTCGGTCAATGTCCCAATCTTTGGGCATAGCCACATCACCATAATATAGAGCTTGCTCTGTTAATACTTTCTTCTGCATACCACCACCATTTTTAATTTATGCTTTTGAATCTGTCAAGTCCCAAGTTGTATTAGCTTCATTCCAAGAGTATCCCCAAGAATGTGTGCCAGCTTCATTTTGTGAAGTTTGTTCAGCTGTTAATGCTGGAGCATCACCGATTGGTGATTTCCAAGAAGCTGATTCGTTATGTTTTACCCAAGAAGCATATGGTTTTTTAGGCCAAAAGATTTGATCATCTTCGTCCCAAGTATAACCTATACCTGCGTAATTTCCTCTTAATGGTGTACCACCATCTTTGTGTTGACCACCAGATGTATTGTAAGATGTTTGAATCCACATTTGTGCAGGCCAATTATTATGTGTTTCTAAATATTGTTGTCCTACTGTTTCATCTTCAACACCATCAGCGTTTAACATATCAGAATTATTCAAAGTAAGTACTTGAATAACTTTTCCGTTTGATCCTAGTTTTGCAAAATGTGCCATAATGTTTCTCCTTATATCTTATTTTTAATTACCATTCAACTATTGATATTTATACCTTATTATTACAAGTCCTGAACCGCCATTTCCTGCTACTGCTACAGGAGCAGAGCCAGGATTACCAGTAGACCCTCCACCACCACCTCTATTAGTAGTACCAGCTACACCTGCTGTCGGATTACCTGCTGATTTACCACCAGTTCCACAAGGACTTCCTGTGCATTGTAATCCACTTGGCATAGGGGAAGGTCCACCAGTCCAACCTGCTCCACCGCCTCCACCAGAAAAAGCTGTTGGACTTGTTGAAATTGATGTTGTTGCACCAGCTCCACCTACACCTAAAGCACTAGCTGTTCCATTTGTTCCTACAGCAGTAGCACCGCCACCACCACCGCCACCTCTCTTGCCAGAATTAGATGAACTACCACCATTTGTACCTTGTGCTGGAGATGTGGGAGGTGTATTACCTGAACCTCCACAACCTGAATATCTACCACCACCACCAGAACCACCATCTGCACCATCACCTCCACAAGAAGGACCACTACCTCCAAAACCACCACCTGCTGATGTTATAGTTGAAAAAGTTGAAACACCTCCAGATGTGTTATTACCACTTATATCTGGTGAAGTAGCTGGTGAACCATTACCACCTCCACCAACTACAATTGGATAAGCTTGTGCTGTTACTGTTACTCTATTAGGCGAACTTGGATAACCATTTAAAGGTGAGGCTGTATATGGAGCACTAGGACTTGAAAGTTCTCTAAAACCTCCACCGCCGCCGCCACCACCGCCGCCAGATCCACTTCCACCGCCGCCACCACCAGCTACAACAAGATATGAAACTAAATTATTAGCAGCACACACTGAAGCAGACGATACTGTAAAAGTTCCTGGTCCTGTAAATGTATGAATTTTATAATCTCCGGAAGTTGTTATTGTTCCGCCAGTTGCTGTTAAATTTGCGTTACCTCTAACATTTGAAGTTGAATCTAAAACGTTAACCCAACCTTGAGTTCCATCTATATAAACAAAAGTGACAGATTGTCCTTCTGTATTTAAAGTTATATCGGCTGCAACTCCTCCCATTTTTTCAGTACCATTAGGACTAACAGTTACTGCACTAGTTTGCCAAGTCCCTGCATAATCTGCCAAAGCTACTGAACTTCCAGCAGCACCTGCTGGTAAATTAACTGTTATCGTTCCACCTGTTGTATTACAAAAATAACCTACTCCAGCTGTTGCTGTAAAGGTCCCTGTTGTTTTAACTGTAGTATCCCAGGAAATTTCTCCTGTTCCACCAAAGCCTGCGGCCGTTCCTAAATTAGAAATTGTTACACCTGAAGGGATTGTGAATGTATCTCCACTATCTCCTAATGTGGTTGTACCACACGCTGTTCTTGGACTAATTTTATTTACTTTTATTTCACTCATAATTATTGAAATTTATACCTTATAATTACTATACCTGAACCACCTGCGCCACCACTAACAATCGGAGTAGTTCCTGAAGAACCACCGCCACCGCCACCGCCAGTATTTACTGTACCTGCGTTTCCTGCTGTTTGAGGACCTGGACCACCACCGCCACCACCTCCGGTTCCACCTGCTCCAATACCATAAGGTTGAGTTCCTGATGGACCATATCCACCGCCACCACCTCCAGCTCTTACTGTTGGTGTACCATTAATTGAAGTTGTTGCACCTGCTCCACCACATCCTTTACCAGTAGGTGATGAAGTATTAAGTCCTACAGCAGTAGCACCACCGCCACCACTACCAATATATTTTGAACTTGTTTTTGGACCAGAAGCTGAATTTCCTCCTGCTGTTCCTTGTGCTGGACTTGTAGGGGGAGTGTTTCCTGCTGCACCACATCCATTTATAGCTCCACCACCTGAACCACCTGCTGTTCCAGGATGAGGCGCAGGACTACTTTGTTGTCCTCCGGCTTGTCCGCCACCGGCTGACGTTATTGTTGAAAAACTTGAAACACCACCAGATGTTGAATTATTTCCTGGAGAACTTCCACCCGATCCTCCGGCTCCAACTACAATTGGATAACCTTGCACACCTACTGGTAAATTATAACCTGGTCCTGAAGTTGCGTTTAATGGACTAGCTGTATAACTATCTGTTGCTGCTTTAGATTCTCTAAATCCTCCAGCGCCACCACCACCGCCTCCTTCACTAACTGCTCCAGTTCCACCACCTCCACCAGCAGCTACTACCATATAAGAAACTGTGTTTGATCCTGCAGAATTTCCTGCATTACAAACTGTAAATGTACCTGGTCCTGTAAATGTATGAACCTTATAATTAGTACAAACAGTTGTTATAGTTCCACCTGTAGCGGTTACAAATTCTGGTCCTGGAACTTCACTTTGTAATCCTGAATCAGTTACAATCCATCCTTTTGTTGCATCTGCATAAACTAATGTAGCTGCAAGACCTTCTAGTGTTACAGTTGCATTATTTGCAGACCCACCAATGTTAGAACCATTTCTACCAACAGTTAAATTATCTGTATCAAAAGTGTTTGCATAATCTGAAAAAGACACAATTGCGCCTGCACTTGGTGAGGATGGAAGTGTCATTGTAATAGCACCACTTGTGGTGTTAATAAAATAACCTTCTCCACTTACTGCTGTAAAATCACCTGTCTTAATTGTTGTCTGCCAATCAACTGAACCTTCTCTACCAAATCCTGTTTGAGATGCACCTGATGCTAAAGCAATTGTATCACCACTTGCACCAATAGTAATATTTGTTCCACATTGATTGATGATGTTTCCACCATCTGAAGCTTGTACGTTATTAACTTTTACTGTGCTAGTCATTATTGATATTTATACCTTATTACTATTATACCTGAACCGCCAGAACCACTACTAGATCCTCCGGCACCGCCACCACTACCGGTATTAACTGTTGCAGATGTTCCTGCAGTCGATGGACTTGGGTTTGTTCCACCAGATCCTCCACCACCAGCTCCACCAGCTCCACCTGATCCTGGTGTTCTTTTTCCACCTCCACCACCACCAGCTCTTGTAACCGGGGATGCTGTAATACTTGTTGCTACTCCTGCTCCACCAACTCCTCCTGGACTAGTCGATGGATTACCATTTCCACCAACAGCAGAAGCTCCACCTCCGCCACCACCAGCATCACACGAGCTAGCACCAGCTGTTCCTGTTCCACCATTATTACCTTGAGGTGGACTAACAGGGGGTGTGTTACCGCTTCCTCCAGCTGCTCCACAAGGGTTACCACCATAACCACCAACTCCTCCACCACCAGAACCTCCATCTTTACCAATTCCTTGTCCACCAGGTGCATTACTACCACCTCCACCGCCAGCAGATGTTATTGTTGAAAAAGTTGAAACAGAACCACTGTTAGATGCTCCTGGCGCAGGCAATCCTGAACCACCTGCTCCGACAGTAATTGGAAAAGATGTAGCTGTTATTGTAACTCTGTTTGGTGCGGTTGGATAACCATCTAAAGGACTTGCAGTATAAGGTGTTACAGGATTTTTTACTTCTCTATAACCACCAGCTCCACCTCCACCAGATCCTGAACTATTAGTGCCACCTGAACCTCCACCAGCTACTACTAAATGAGACATTATATTTTGTGTTGCACAAGCCGCAATGTTAGTCACTGTAAAAGTACCAGGCCCTGTAAAAGTATGAATTTTGCAATTTCCAGAAGTTGTTATTGTTCCACCTGTAGCTTCTATAAAAGCATTACCTCTAACATTAGAAGTTGAATCTTGAACGTTAACCCAACCTTGTGTTCCATCAACATACACAAATGTAACTGATTGACCTTCAGTGTTTAAAAATACATCTGTGTTTACTGAACCAATTTTTTCAGAACCATTTGGTGAAACTGTTAAAGTAGATGTTTGCCAAGTACCTGCGTAATCTGCAAGAGATACTATTGCACCTGCTGATCCAGCAGGTAAATTACAAGTAAAACCTCCACTTGTTGTATTACAAAAATATCCATCTCCCGAAACTGCAGTAAAAGTAGAAGTCTTTGGAGTTGTTTCCCAATCAACAGTTCCTGTTCTACCAAAACCTGTTTGCGATGCACCACTTCCTAATTGTACTGTATCTCCTGAACCGCCTAGTGTTAAGGTAGTTCCGCATTGTGGTTCAACTGTATTTACTTCTATTTTACTCATTATACTATTACCAACGTTCCTGTTACTGTTACTGTTGCAGGAATAGTTATAGGTCCTGCAAGAACTCCATTCTCAACAGTTTGAGTCCCATCAATCGTTGCCGCTTGATTAGGTATAAATTCATTAGGGCTATACTGCCCTCCGATATATTGGATCCCATTTACTACTGCCGTCATAATTCCTCCTACGAACTAATTGTGTCAATGTATGAGACGCAAACATCTAGTGAACTTGCTGTG